AAATAAAGGTAAAAGATATAATTGTTAAAATCCCTGTTAGTGTTTCTACCCTTAAAAAACACTGCTGCAACGTACCATCTTCTAAACTGACAGACAAAGAAATTATTGACGGATGGAAGTATTCTTTAGCTGCCCAATCAATGCAAAGAGACTTTAGAACGCAAAAAGATATTCAATGGGGAGATCGCCATCTCCTTCTACAGGTAGTTTATTGGGTTGATCAATACCAACAAGAAATGAATAAAAGGGGATTAACAGAAAAATACTGTCTATGGATCGAGAAAAAACAAGAATCTAAGTCTCAAATTAATATAACCGAAACTCAAGTAATTGACTCCAAAACCAAGTAATTAGAATTAAATCTCTTTTGTAAGTAAATAAGCCTTAAGAAGTAATCGATAACACAAAATTTACCAAACAGACCGTATCTATTTTTAATAGAGAAGGTGAACCAAAAAAGTCCGAAAGCTTGTTTATATTATCTAAAATTCAGTGACCTAAGCAAGTCATTAAACTGCTTAATTTAATCTATTGACAGCGCATTTGCCATGATTCTAATCTTGTCCCTTAAATCGGAAGATTTTAAAATTTTAAAATCTTCTCTCCAAAAATTGTATACTCTTGTTAAACTACAAGATTGCTCTTTATCAGGCATAGCTTTGACAAGAGTAGCTTTAATTTGCGACAAACCTCCTGAGATAATCGCAAAAAAAGAAATCAACTTTTCTACAGAAGCAGTTATCCCTGAAACTAAATACTGTGCTGCCTGCTTAGTTTTGGGTGAATTTACAGCACTTAATACCCGAAACAAATCTGGGTACTGCTTAGAACACCGAGAACTCGATCCTAAACGAAAACAGAATCAACACCAACGCTACAAACAAAGACGTAGTACAAACGTTCAAAAATAATTCTCCCACATACTTGACTTTATTGGGAGAATGATCTAATATAGAAAAGTAAACAAAACACAGGAAGTAATAAATCATGTCCAACGATAAACAGTTTGTCGAAGACTACCTAGAACATTGCAAATACATCCCACAAGAGGATCAAGGAATTGACAACCAACTAAAAACCAATAATGAGTTATCTTTCTCTGAAAAAAGACAGGTTGCGCTCGTTGATTGGTTGTTAGGTGAACCTGTAATTACTAAGACCTCTATTTCAAATGAGGAACTATGGGAAAAAAATCGGCAATTAACTAATTTAGTTCAAAACTTAAAATGGGAAAATCTTGAATTGACTCAATCTATTCAAGAGATGCACAATTTCAGGCATCGTGAGATTAAAGAAGGGTCTGAAATTATTAACCACTTGACAGCTCGTATTCATAAATTGAAACAGGACAAAGAGTACAATGAAACATGGATTGAAAACTTAAAGCAACAAATACATGATCTTGAATGCACAGTTTTTCTACTGCAAAGAGAAACAAATCAAATAACAGTTCTAAACGAATCTGTTACTCAATTACATACTCGTATTTATCAACTGGAACAGGAAAACAAGCAACTAAAAACCAATCAATTGGAAGTCGAAACAAAATCAGAGCCAAAACCTAAATCAGAACCTAAGCTGACGGATAACAAGGCTAAAAAATCTAAGTTTAAACTGCCAGAAACCTTTGCTGACTACCAACAAGAGTGTGATGACTTGATCGATGCCTTATCCTGTTTTTACAATATCAAAAAAGGTAAATGGGGAAAAGACATTCTCCAGTTTATCCTCACTCCCAACGATACCGAAAAAGCAAAGCATTGGCTCTGTCCTATACCTGACAAGTGGAAAGCAGGGCTATATTTACAGCCTGGACAGTGGACAGTCGATAAAGTCAATCTATCCGACCCTGATCAATGGGAAGACTGGTTTATGGATGTCAACGACTTTGCTGACGCTAACGACATAAAGATTAGTTAGTTTCTAGTTATCAGTTATCAGTAGTACACTTGTTCAGAAAAGATTCTCCCAGATACTTGACTTTATTGGGAAAACGATCTAATATAGAGAAGTAAACAAAACACAAAAAGGAGTTCAACATGGCTACCATCGACAAAATTGATTCTCAAGTCGCTGACATTCAAAATGAGATTGATTACCTCAAATCTCAAATTGAGATTTTCCAAGCCAAGCTATCTGATCTAGAACACTTTAAAGCGCAAAAAGAAGCGCAAAAAGAACAGATTCAAAAGTTTGATGAAAAAACCTCAAAAGTATTGACAGAAGCAGAGTCCCTAAATGTAGAGATTCCTTCAAAAGAAGAATTTGAAAAAGTCTATGATATTCCTTGTTATCAGGGCGGACTGACCGATCAAGAACGAAAAATCCTTTGGAAGCTCCCCTATCATTTGGAAGAGGTTATTGCCGAGGATCAATGTGTAACAAAATCTCGGTTATCTGGGATTAAAAGCAGTCTTTACAAAAAATTTGGGTTGCAAGGTACACCTTGTCAAAAAACTATAGCACTTAAAGCTATGTCTGTTATGTATCTTAGCTAGTCTTATCGGGGTTTAAAAATATTTCTTAAACCCCTTGACATACAAACATATACCTGTCATTATAGGTATATACCAAAACACACAAAAGAGGTTACGATGAAATTTAACAGACAAGCACCCGGTCACTACGTTGCAATAGCAGAAAAAGTTGAAATTAAAAAAGGTATTGGTGTCAATAAAGATAAATGGTTCTGTTATTTTCCTGATGGTAAAGTATCTTACCGCCGTAGCTATGAAGCGGCTAAGGCTTGGTCAGAAAAATATATAGGGCAACCACAAACAAAAACACAGTCAAAACCTAAAAAACCACCACAAACAAAACAATTTCAACCTACACCTAAAAAATCACAACCATCTTTAAAAACACTACTTCAGCAAAATTTAAGCTGTGTAAGAGGTGTAGAACCTTTAGGATGTTTTAATAGTGGACGCGCTGCCGCAATTGTTCATCTGTCTGTAAATGATAAATCTTTTTATGTAGTTGGCTATGATGAGTGCATAGAAGATACCATTTTCAAAATCAGAAAAAATCTTCGGGCTGGCATTTTAGATAATTCCTATGAGGCTAATTCTCATACATATTTAATTTTTGAGAATTTTTCTAAAGCCGAAAAAGCTTATCGTAGCATGGATAACAAAATGAGAGAAAGAAACTTAGCTGATTTGAAAGTCATCAAAAAAGCTAAAGAAAAAGCTAAACAAGGAGACATAGAGGCTATGTTTACACTAGGAGATTATGGAGTTCTTTAATTGTCCCAAATGTCAATCACAGAGAATCTCTAAAAAAGGATTCTCTGTGTCAGGAAAACAGAGATACCGATGTAAAGACTGCAATTACCACTTTACTGGTAATCCGGCAGGAAAACCCCCCCACCCTGATTCAATGACTAACGCCGAAAGATGTCGTCGTTATCGGTTGAAAAAAAAACAAAAAAACACTTGACATACAAACATATACCTGTTATATTGGGTATGTACCAAAAAACCAAAGGAGTTCATCATGGATCGCATTCAAGAAATTCTTTCTTTACTAGAAAAAATTGAAATCGAAAAAGCCATCTTAGACCAAAAAAAATCTGAGCTAATGGCAGAATATGAACACCACAAGGAACACCACAAGCGAATCGCATACCATAATGTCAACATCCAGCTATTCCGTGTGCAGTGTCAGCTAATTGATTTACGAAAAGCTGACGAAAAATGTTCATTGGTCTATGATGTTTTGCTCGACAAGCGGGCAAAGCTAGATAAACAGCTTGCCGATCTAGATAAACAGTTTGCTAACAGTTAATAAAGTAGTTTAGCCGGCTAATATTAGCCGGCATTAGGAGGGAATCTCATGCAATTTTTAATCGCAGTCTAGGATCATGAAGGCCGTTGGCATAAGAAAGGATTCGTTACCTTTAATCGGCGGTGTATTCCAGATTCTCGCCTAAAAGATTTTTTTCCCCCAAATACTAAAGGGTATGAGAATCTTTTAAAATCTTGTCGGTTTTTGGCGGGAGATAAAGCTGCTCAGTCGGTGGATTGGCAGTATCGATCTTTGATGGTTCGTACTCACAAAATAGATTAAGTCGCGTGTGATTGTTAGCAATTTTACTCAAGACTAAAGATTGTTTGTAATCAGTTATCAGTTATCATCAACTATTTGGGATTAACAAAATGAACCAATTTACAGAAAAACTACCCAATCAAGTCACATTAGAGATGGTAAGCTTACCAGCAGGTAAATTTCTCATGGGTTCTTCTGAAAGCGATGATGAAAAGCCTCAACACCAAGTCAAAGTAAACAGTTTTGCGATTGGCAAACATCCCATTACTCAGGCACAATATGAAGCAGTGATGGGAACCAATCCCTCTCACTTTAAAAACAATCCCCAAAATCCGGTAGAACAAGTCAGTTATGACGACGCTATAGCCTTTTGTCAGAAATTGAGTCAGCTAACCGGGAAAAATTATCGTCTTTCTACAGAAGCGGAATGGGAGTATGCTTGTCGAGCAGGTACAACTACTCGCTATTATTTTGGTGATGATGATAATCAGTTAGGAAATTACGCTTGGTATGCCAAAAATTCTGGTGGTAAAACTCATTGCGTAGGACAGAAAAAGCCCAATGGTTGGGGACTGTATGACATGATTGGCAATGTTTTGGAGTGGTGTGAAGATAGTTGTCTGCGGGGCGGTTCTTGGTACGTCAATCCCTATTACTGCCGTTCCGCTTACCGCTACTACTTCTCCCGCCGCGATGTCAGCAACGACCTCGGTTTTCGGGTGGTGTGCGACAATCAAATGTTCTTTTACAACGCCTTCAATTTCCCCTTTCTTACCTCTAGTGTAAAAGAATTTGCTGTAAAGCTCGAAAATATGCTAGTAAAATTAGAACATCATTTAGCAATAAGTGAAAATGGTCTTTACTGTAAAATATTTTATTACCAACCATCAACTAATGCCTATCCAGATGTTTATGATACTCAAAAAGTGTACGAAATGTTAAATAATTTTAACAAACATAAAAATTATTTATGGTCTTTTCTCCAAGATTGCAAAGCTTAATTCATTAATTATTGGTTAGTAGCCTGCGACAATTAATCAGTTATCAGTTATCAGTTATCAGCAAACCGTAACCATTTAGGAGTAGAAACCATGAAGTCCAGTAAACTAGAATATTTTTATCGAGAAATTATCCATTTTTGTAATAATCTTTACCTAGGTGATTGGTGGATTGATAATACATCATTATTAAAAGGGCAAGTCAAAGATGTTAAACATTCTTTTCTTATAGATATTTATAGTGATCTTGAAATCACTATCGATGGATATTTGTTGTATCAATTCACAGAAAAAAACGATATGTCTGAGGCTTGGGTCGCTATTAGCTCAATTGATAAAAAAGCAGAAATCATCATCGAAGATGATAGCTACCCCGACAAAATACGAGAGGATCTAAACAATTTAATCCCGAAAATTACTGAAATGATGAATATCATCTCAGAATTTATCGAAGATTTAAAAGAGTAGTTATCAGTTATCAGTTATCAGTTATCAGCAAATTAATAGGAGTAAAAATATGCTACAAAATATAGCAAGTTATCGACTAAATTTTCTAAAAATGTCCGAATTAAGAAAATTAGCATCTGAATATGGACTTCCAAAGCAACGATGGAATCGGACAATTTTAATCGTTGAACTCAGTAAAATTGTTGACTGGACGACACTACCAAAGCCTAAAATAGTTATTGACTATTTTAAGTGATAAAATTCAGTTATGCCCTATTCAGTTATCAGTTATTAACCACAAATCAACAGAGGTAATTATGTTTCAATTAATCTTTGCAGAAGAAGATAAAGATGGCAATCCTAAAAACCAAACTTTTACTGCTGGGGCTATTATATACAACAAAGAAGGAATACTTCAAGAGTATTCTTGCAATATAAATACAGAAGATGATGTTACCAAAATTTTTGAGTATTACAATCGACGAGACAAGTTATTGTATTTTGAAGCTATGTGTTTGGAGACGGGTCAAATTATTAAACTAAAGTAGTAAATCAACGGGAGTAATTATGCTATAGCGGTATTCGCTTGAGTGAGATACATACAAAGTCTTGCCTAGACTGACTCATAGCCTGTTGCACTATACCTCATTCGACTGCATACCGCTATATAATAGCTGCAAGGATAACTTGCAGCTATTTTTTAATGATTAACTGGAATCTAGGAAAAGACTTAGCTACTGAAGCTTTTGGGGAAATGGTGTCCGAGTTTGCCCAAGAAATTAACTTTCAGATAGAAGATACTAAATGGACTTGGCCACGGGAAACCGTGCGAAAAAATGGCAGTGTAGTTGGCTCACCCCGGGACATTGTAGATACAGGTGGGCTAAAAAATAGCCAATTTATTGAAGAAGTATCAGATACCTATAAAGTAATCGGTTACACGGCTGATCATGCCGCTCTTGTCCATGAAGGGTATCAAATAGAGCGTAACGATGGGACGGTGACAGATGTTCCCGCCCGCCCATTTATCGACACGGCTATAGAAGACTATAATCCAATTGAGGCTTATAGTGAAATCTTAAAGGGAAAATTAAATGAGTGAATCAGAATTAAGAGATATTTTATTAGGTATTAGAAACAATTTAAAGATACTTATCGGTATTGACTTAGGCAAATACGAAATAACAAGCCCTACAGGGCAAAAATTAAATGAAATTGACGCTATTTGGGTAGAGCCTCCTGAATTACCCCCTAACTATAAAGTAAAACCTAATAGCGGCATCGAAGCAATTATTCAAAGAGAGCCTAATCCTTATCACGAAAATTTACTAGGATATACCGTAGGTA